ACTTGATAGCTACGATAGGGAAACCTACGTTAATAACACCAGCACCATCAGCAGCAGCAAAGCTAGTCTCATCGTAAGGTGCGCTAAAATAAAGATTCGTGTTCTCACTAGGGTCACCTGCTAGGAACATGTGGTTCTTAAATACGTGTGATAGTCTAGGTGCGCTGGGAGCATCTGCGTGACTTATCTGCGTATATGTTGTACCATCATAAGTAGCTGCAGGGTTAATACCATCAGTAAGTAAGACTTTAGGACTACCCCAGTTGTACTTAGTAAAGCGAACCTTAGTTACACCTACCATAGTAGGAACAGGAGAGATAGCAGCTACGCTTACTGCAACCCAAGCTGATGTAGCATTATCCCAATAGTGCAGATAGTCATCACCTACCTGTGGCATTCTACAAGCTAAGATACCATCGTTGACACCATTAGCTACACAGACACCTAACACTGGTGTATTAGCTTGACCTGTTACTTCACCGTAGTCGTTACTAAAGCCACTAATCTTACGATAGCCACCAGTAACAGCAGGTTCGTAGTTAATCAAAGAGATAGCTGAACCAGGTTGAGTCTCACCTTGTGACAACACATCACGACTAGTGTTTAGACCGCCTTGACAGAATACTTTGAAGGATGCTAGATTATCAGCCATTAAAAGAACTTGTCCCTGAACGTGTAACAACAGTAGAGCGTACAGAGATTGGATCATCCATTAGTACACGGCGCATGGTCTTAATGCCATCCTCAAAGTTATTTTGATGCATAGCGGCACTTTGTTCGTTACTACGGAAGCGCATCATAAACATCATAGCACCATCAATAACTACGTGTTTAAAACGATCAGGTATAATACATACATCATCATATGCAGTCATATCTGATGGGTAAGACCAATATACGTACTCAACTTCGTATGCTGCATTAGGTACAGGTGTTACACCAAAAGCTTCACCAAATGTTTGATATACATAATCAGGTGCATTATCACCGTTTATCTGATCGCCTGTATCATCTACTGCACGATGTGTCTGTATATACTCTTCATAAGAGATGGGCTTCAAGATAGTAGGTGCATTATCAACAGAGCTTAAACGCTTAAGATAGAATGTATCCCAATCTGCACTAGAGTAATCTGCAGGAAAGCTATACTGTCGTGTACCTGCTGTAAGTGTTTGTGTATAAGTAGTTTTAAGGAAAGGCCACTCTTGACCATCCTGTAGAATAAGTCTAACACTACTGTTAACTGCGTCTTTGGCTAGAGCTTGAACGTTACGCACAGTATCAAAGCCATCACCAGCAGTATCTAGTGTAACTTCATTAAGTCTACGTAGTAGTTCATTTGTTAGTGCGACATAAGTAGCCATAGAGTTATCCTACTATTAAATGTGCTGAAGGGCCAGCCTCTTGACAAGACCAGCCCAACAGACTATGTAGTATTATGCAGCGTTGTATACTGCTGAAACAAGCGCTTCTGGACGTAGAATTTTGCGACCGTAGAGGTGCATACCACGTACAATATCAGCGAATGAATCTGGGTCACGGTAATTCTCAACTTTGTTGATTTGCTCCGCTGAAGCTACTGCTTCTTCTTGACCTGCTACGATAACACCGTAGTTTGTTGACTGTGCAGATGTACCTGAAGTACCTGCGCCTGTACCTGCTGCTGGCAAGTTGTTTGAAACATAAACACGGAAGCCGTGTAGGTTGTTCAATACCAAGCCATTCATCAAGCCTGAACCACCGAAATCTGCGTTCAATAGACGTGAATCTTCGTCTTTTAGCATTTCGATAAATACCGGGTCAACAACCATCCAACGCCCACGTGAGTCAACGTTTGCTGTGTCCATCTGACGAGCCATACGTGCAACAACTGTTAGTGGTGACACTGTAGTTGTTGACAACGCTGTTGCGCCTGGAAGACGTGGTGCTAGTGGGATAGAATCCCCTGCTGTAGCTGTAGACGAGATAGTCAAGCTAGAGAAGTCTGTAGCATCCAAGTGGTTAGCAGTTAGCCATTCACCTGTTAGGTTAGCTGGGGTATCGTGTTGTGCATCACCTGATGTAGTTGTGATTGCAACACCTGCAGTTGAGTAACCAGATAGGTAAGACAATACGTCTGCGTCCATTGCGTCAGCCATTTTATATGCTGCACGATCAGCAGCTAGGCTAACGTAATCAACGTTTGCGAACTGATCTTCGATGTCATCCATTTTGAATGCGAAGTAGTTAGCTTTGTCGATTGTCAATGAGAAGTCTTCATCGTTCAACTTCTCAACAGAAATAGCTGTGTGACGCTGTAGTGCGTTAACAGTTACGTCTGGTTCTTTCTGAATACGAACAACATCGCCTTGGTTAGCGATCTCACCGAAGTAAGAGTTGTTTGTGATTGCGTTTGTCACAGCAGCCTTACGTAGGGCGATCTGTGCCTGTTTTGAGTAGATAATCGGGGAGAAGTTCCCGTCAAAACCACCCGATGCGGATGTAATAGCCATAGTTAATTTCTCCTTATAGAAATGGCGTGAAAGTTACACTACATATCCACTAAAGAGGCTCTTCTTATTAGGGTAGTCAGCTTTGCATCTAGGGTGGCCTCCCTGTATGCGCTGGGCCTATAGTCTGAGGTAGTTCTTTATTGTGGCTAGTGCTTTAAAAGCATACACACTTATTTTGTGTATATGCTATAGTTTTACTTATGACTTTAACTTTGTCAAGTTATTTCTTTGTCATATCGTAAATAAACTTACCAGAGCGCTGGGCTTCCATAATTTCTTCCATGCGTTTCTCGTATTCTTTTATTGGCATCTTAGCTACCTGTGATTCACTTAGGTAGTTAGATGTTTCATCATAATTAGGTGTAGTGCTGCGTTTAGTTGCTACCGAAGCGGCTGCACCTTTGTCCTGTGTAGGTTTCTTCTTACCTGTAATACCCTTGTCAACTTTATACAAGTCAATCACACGAGCTACAGACTTAGCGTCTTCTACATTCTCGTATAGCGCATCCTGTACCCACTTAGGCTGATCTTTAGCCCATTCATGAAATACATCGTCTGCACGTATCTCACCAAAGTCAGGATGAATAGCTGCTAGTTCTGCTTCAGCTTTCTCACGCTTAGCTGTAACACGTAGCTGTTCAATCTCTTTCAAGCGTCCGTCTAACTCAGTAGCACGTTCATCAGCTTTCTTAGCTGCGATAGCTTCAACGATACCTGCTACATCTGGGTACTTCTTAGCCCACGCTTCAATCTCGTCATTAGACTTAGGAAGTACAAGCTCATTCTTTGTAGCTGCTTCAAGTTGCTTCTCTAGTTTTTCTAGTTTAGAAGCAGTCTCTTTTTCTTTCTCTTGCATATGGCGGCGTAGATCACCATAACGTTGCTTAAAGGTTTTCTCTTCAGCACTTAACTCTGTATCATCCGCTTCTTGTGTTTCGGTTTTTGCTGACTCTTTCTTTTTTTGTTCTGATACACTCGCATCCTGAACTGGGGCGTTCTCAACTCCCTCGCTATCGGATTTACTATCGGTGGCTTCTTCCTGCGTTTCATCGTTCTGTGCCAGTCCAGCTTGTTTCATCAACTCACGTAACTCTTCTTCGTCACGCTGTACACGTGCCATATTACGCATGTGTGATGCAGAGTCAACCTGCACTTGTTCTACTTCAGCCATTTTATTACTCCTTATGTTGGGGCCAGCCGTAGCTGGGTAGCCTTATAGTTATGTGGATATATTAGTCTGCCCAAGTGGATGGGTCATTAATGTCAAACGTTTTACCGCTTGCTGCATAATCCTCTACTTCTGAAGCGATTTGCTCTTCAGCAGCGCTTTCACCTTCATCATATGTAGTTCCTGCAGGGTCTGTGCTTGTTGCGCCTCCTGTTATTAAGGAGCCTGATCCACCTGAGTCAGAACTTCCTGTCTGAGACATTACTGTTTGTTCATCTGCAGCAGCTTGTTCACTACTTGTAAGTCTTGTACCGCTAGGACCGCCACTCTTACTTAAACCTAAATAGAAATCTTTAGATGCAGACATAGCTTGGTTGATAACTAGACCTTCGCCTGAACCAAACCGATCTATAAGCTGTTGTGTGATTTTACTACCGTTGATCCAGTCATCTGGTAGATTCTTAAGGAATAGACTATCATCTACCTCTTTTTTTATTTCACCTCGCATACGCTCTGCTAACTCTGGGTAAATATCTTCTATCATATTCACAACAGCGTTTGCTCTAGCAATACCTGTAGCTCTATATGCTCCTGCGCCAACTGCACCTATACCACCAAGCAAAGCTATAGCACCACTAGTTGCAGCCTTTTCACCTTTACTGAGAGAGATCATATCTTTCAAAGACTGTTCAAGAGCTTTAGGGTCTGTAAAGTCTAAACCTTCTGCCCAGCTTGTAGGGTCTTTAGGTTCTGTATCAGTAGGAGGAGGTGTATCATCATTACTTGGTTTAACAGCAGGTGGAGCTAATGTATAACCTTGTGCTAGATATTTGTTATACTCTTCTAATGTATTAGCTGTAACCTCTGTACCATCAGGAGCGTACATTGTTACAGGTGTAAACGTAGGCTGTGCCTGTGTTGGTTGACCTAGTTGCTGTAAGTTCTGTTGTGCATTTGGTGAGAAGCTAAACCCTGCGCCAAACTGAGAGAAGTCTAACTGTGCTTGTGTTCCTGCTGGAAGAGGTGTAGTAGGTTCTGGTACACTAGGCATAGGTACAACGTCACCACCAGGTGCGTAACCTCTTGCATTACCTACAGCTACTGGTGCGCCCTGACGATACATCATTTGTTGCTGTTGGTATGGATCAGGTTGTGTAGACTGTGTGTCTTGCTGTGTAGCATAACCACCTACAGCCATCATAATAACGTCAATCTCAGCCATCTCTTCAGGAGTAAGATCATCGTCTTCCATCTCACCTATAGGCTCACCACCAATGCGTCCTTCAGCATCCATACGAGCTAGTTCCATCTTAGCTTCTTTACGTAAATCTTCAAAGAACTTCATGCCGTAGAAACGAAGAACATCAGCAGGTACAACATACTCACCTTCGCTTAATTGCGCTGGGATGTCATCACGTACCTCTTCAGGGAGGGAACCAGGTGGTACTTCATTACCTGAAACTGGGTCTACATCTGTACGACTAGACTTGAATACTGCATCCATTTGATCGTCTTCATTTAACGCCATTAACTTTATCCCTCAAATATTTTAGTCTACGCAAGATGTGTATACTGCCCTGCGCTCTGTGTATTTCAGCAAGGTTTTCTGCTTGTTCTAACCTACCTTGTACCATAGCTATCATTTCATCTATTTCAGTACAAAATGCTTCCCATTCACCTTTGTTGTTAACAAAAGACTTAAGCGACATTACCACTGAATCCTTGCTCACCTGGTGCAGGAGCTACGCCAGTACCAATAGTACCACCACCTGC